GATCAAGCAGAAGCCCTCGCCTAAAGACGGGGTCAGATATACCCGCTTCGCCGTTGTCAGAAATTCGTATCCGATGTTGCGGACGACGACCTTGAAGACATGGGCCGAGCTTTTTCCCGAGAATGTATGGGGCCGTATGCACTGGTCGCCGCCGATTACACATCACATCCGCCTGCCGGCGAGGGGCGACGCCGCCGGCGTCGATTGCGAGGTTATTTTCCTCGCCCTCGACCAGCCCAAGGATGTCAGAAAACTGTTGAGCCTCGAGCTCACCGGCGCCTGGATCAACGAGGCTCGTGAGCTGCCGAGGGCCATCGTCGATGGGTTGAGCCATAGGGTTGGGCGCTATCCCGTCAAGTCGGACGGCGGCCCGACATGGCGCGGCATCTGGATGGACAGCAATGCGATGGACGACGATCATTGGTGGTTCAAGCTGGCCGAGCGCGGCGAGGCCCCAGGCGGCAAGTTCCCATGGAAATTCTGGAAACAGGCGCCGGGCGTCAACGAGGTCGCCGAGGCCGACCTTCCCGAGGAACCCGAGGCCAACGGTTTTGTCTTGAGCGCCGGCAAGTGGTGGATGGTCAACCCAGCGGCCGAGAACCTCAACAACCTACCGAGCGGGTATTATGAGCAACTGGTCGGCGGCAAGCGCCTCGACTGGATCAGGTGCTACGCCAGGGGCGAGTACACCTACGTCCAGGAGGGCCGGGCGATCACCCCGGAATATGACGACGAAATGATGTCCGTCGAGGGCCTCCAGTACGATCCCGCCCTGCCGTTACATATCGGCCTCGACTTCGGCTTGACGCCGGCGGCCGTCTTCGGCCAGCGGACGTTGGCCGGCCAATGGCGGATACTGCACGAGCTGGTGACCTTCGACATGGGCCTTGAGCGTTTCGGCAACCTGTTGAAACCGGAGCTCGAGACGGTTTTCCCCAAGGCCAACGTGATGATCTGGGGCGATCCGGCCGGCGTCCAGCGCGACCAGATATACGAGGTGACGGCCTTCGATCACCTGAAGACCTTGGGGTTGCTGGCGCGGCCGACGCACACCAACGACTGGAAGACCAGGCGCGAGGCGATGGCGGCGCCGATGATCAGGTTCATCGACAAGAAGCCGGGCCTCCTCGTCGATAAGAAATGCTTGAGGATTCGCAAGAGCCTATCCGGCGGCTATCACTTCTCGAGGGTGTCGATGGGCAGCGGCCAGGAGCGGTTCCGCGACGTTCCCAATAAAAACGAGCATAGCCACGTCGGCGACGCCTACGGCTACCTCGTGCTTGGCGGCGGCGAGCACCGGCACATGACGCGGCGGCCGGGCGCCGTTGGCCGGCAAAACGTCGCGAAGATGGACTTCGATGTCTTCGCCTAGGGCCTGGGCCCTGATACCGGCCTTCGCTGCCGCGATCGCCATTCATGGCTGCGCCGTCATCCAGCCCGGCGTCTCGGTCGGCGCCGGCTATGTCACGCACGAGCGCATATCCACCCTCGAGGAGGACGTGGACCGGGACAAAATTGATGGCCTGGAAAGGCGCATCAGGTCTCTCGAGCGAAGGCTTTCGATGAACGCGGGCGGTCTGGCGTGTGGTATCTGATCTATATCGTCTTGAGCTCGGCATGATCCTCGAAGACATCGCCGCCCTCAACGTGGCGGTGAAGCTTTCGGGCGACAAGCGGCTCGTGCCGTTCTCGTCCGTCCACATCAGGATGATGGACCTGGGGCCCTACGAGGCGGCCTATCTCGAGCACCTCGAAGACTGGCCGGGGATGCTCGACGGCATGGCGCGGCTCGGCCACGCCTATACCGGCGTCCTCGCCGGCAAGCCGATGTGCAGTTTCGGGATCATTATATTATGGCCCGGCGTCGCCGAGATGTGGCTGATTCCAGATGCCAATTTGACGACGGTCGCCCGGCCCTTTCATCGGGCAACCAAGGAATTTATCGACATATGTATGGATGAATTGCAGTTAGTACGCCTCCAGGCCACCGTACATACCCTAAACGGACCCGCTGACAAATGGATAAAAAGGCTTCATTTTAACGAGGAAGGCATCCTTCGGCGTTTCGGGCCCGAGGGCGCCGACTACAAGATGTACGCTAAACTGAAGGAGCCTGATCATCATGTGGGAAAAACACGTTAAAAACTGGTTTGCCTGGGGCGGATGGGTGCTCGCCGCCTTCCTCCTCGGCTCGATGTTCTTCTAGGCCGCCGACATGGCCGGCCTTTTTTCCGCTCCGAAGGCGGCACCGCCGCCGCCCGGCCCCGATCCCGAGCTTTTGCGTAAGCAGCAGGATCAGGAGGACCGCCTCAACCGCCAGGAGCGGCAGCGTCAACAGGAAATATCCGCACGTCGCCGCGCCAGGTCCGGCGCCGGCAGTCGCCAGCTCATCTTCCAGGCCCGGCTTGATCCAGCTTTGGGCATCCCCTTCGACACCACCTTCGGGCCGGGTGTCCGCAACCCCGATAGGGAGAACGCTTAAAATGTCCGGCCTTTTTTCCTCTCCAGCACCTCCGCCTCCCCCCCCACCGCCGCCGGTCGCCGAGCCGACGCCACGGCCGGCGTCCAGGGTCGATGAGGAGAGGGCGGCCGCAACCCGCGCCCGCCGCCTGTCGGCCCGGCCGCTGATCTCGGGATCGCCCCTCGGCGTCCAAACCGGCGGCTTGCAGACCACCCTTGGTCCGCCGAGGGTGGCGTGAGCTTCCAGCGGAACCCGAAAAAACGGGGAAAATAAATGGCGGCGTTGACCTCCGAGCAACTACGCAAGCGGTCGGCGGCCGCCTGGGACCGGAAGGAGCCCTGGCGAAACCTCTACGACGAGGCCTACGAGTTCGCACTTCCCCAGCGAAATTTGCATGACGGCAGTTGGGAATCCGGCACCCGAGGCAAGCATAAGGGTGTCCGCATCTTCGACTCCACCGCCGTCCACGCCACGCAGCGTTTCGCCAACCGTATGCAGTCCGGCCTCTTTCCGCCCGACAAGAAGTGGATGGTACTGCAACCGGGCACCGACATCCCCGAGGATCGCGACGACGAGGTGCGCCAGGCCCTGCAACTTTTCACCGAGCGGTTTTTCGCCATCTTGAACCAGACCAATTTCGACCTGGCGATGGGCGAATTCCTGATGGACCTCTGCGTCGGCACCGCCGCGATGATGGTGCAGCCCGGCGACGGCGACAACAAGGTCAAGTTCACCGCCGTCCCCAATTTCCTGATCGCCATCGAGGAAGGCCCCGACGGCAGCGTCCAGAATGTTTATCGCAAGGTCAAGATGCCGGTCGAGAACATCACCCGCACCTGGCCCGACGCCACCCTCAACGAGGAACTGAAGAGGCTGCTCGAGGACAAGCCGCAGGAGCAGATTAACCTTAGAGAAGGCACGATCTACGATGTCGCCGACAAGCAATGGCGCTACTACATCTGGCGGCAGCAAACGGATGACCAGGGCGACATCCTCGTCGAGCGCGAGCTCAAGCGGTCGGCCTGGGTTGTCTCGAGGTTTATGAAGATCGCCGGGGAGGTCTGGGGCCGAGGCCCACTTTTATCCTGCCTGGCCGACGTGAAGACATTGAACAAGGCCATCGAGCTCCTGCTCAAGAACGCCTCGATCAACATCAGCGGCGTCTACACCGCCATCGATGACGGCGTCCTCAACCCACAGACGATCCGAATAGTCCCCGGAGCGGTGATCCCCGTAGCCCGAAACGGCGGCCCGCAGGGTCCGTCGTTGCAGCCGCTGCCGCGCTCCGGCGACCTCCAGCTTTCCCAGCTCGTCATCAACGACCTCCGAATGCAGATACGGAAGACCCTCCTCGACGACAGCCTCCCGCCCGACAATATGAGCGCCAGGAGCGCTACAGAGATCGTCGAGCGGATGCGCGAGCTCGCCATCAACATGGGAGCCGCCTATGGCAGGATGATCACCGAGACGATGGTGCCCCTGGTCCGCCTGGTCTTGGAGATCATGGGCGACGAGGGCCTGATCGACCTGCCTCTTCGCGTCGATGGCCTCGAAGTCCGCATCGTCCCCGTCTCGCCCCTGGCCCAGGCCCAGAACCTCGACGAGGTCCAAAGTGTCCTCCAGTGGCTCGGCATCGCTTCGCAGCTTGGCCCGGTCGGCCTGGCGACGGCGAAGATGGATGCCATCGCCGACTGGGTGGCCGACCAGCTCGGCGTCCCAGTCACCCTTAGAACCAGCCAGGAGGAGCGCCTCGAGATCGAGCAGATAGGTCAGCAGTTCCTCGAGGCCCAGGCGCAGCAACAGGCGGCTCCGGTCGATCCCGGCGCACCGCCTCCGGGAGCACCCGCCCAATGAGCTCAGAAGAAAATATCGTCAGCATCTCCACCCCAGGATGGGACGGCGTCGAGGCCGAGCCGCCCCAGGCGCCGGCCTATCTGGAAACGGAGCAGGCCGGGATAGACAAGGCGATCTCGAGGCTCTTCTCGACCGACGACGGCGAGAAGGTGATGAAGCATCTGGAGCGCGCCTACATGAACCAGCCGTGCTGGGCGCCCGGATTCTCCACCGACTACGGGTTTTTCCGCGAGGGCCAGAACACCCTGATCCGCGAACTCAAGGCCCGGATAAGCCGGGCGAAAGAGAGGACATAATGGCGAAGAAACAGATGACCAAACCACCGAAGGCAGAAACCAAGAAGGCGATAAAGCCGAGGAAGAAAAAAGAAATGCCGCGCCGGGGCGGCCCTGGCGGGCTCTTCTTCAGGCATAAGGCCAAATAATGGCAGAGGAAGCAAAAACACAGGAAGAACCTCAACCGGCCCCCGCCGCCGCCAGCCTCCTCGATGACACCCCGATGGAGGAACCGGCGTCCGAGGAGTTGGCACCCGAGGAAACGACGGTCGATCATGTCGCCAAGGAACCGGACGACGCCGAGACGCCGACCGTTCCCGAGGGTGTGCCTGACAAGTTCGTCAAGGACGGCGAGGTCGATGTCGAAGGCCTGGCGAAGTCCTACACCGAGCTCGAGGGCAAGTTCCGAGCCGGCAAGCACAAGGCGCCGGATGGCGAATACGATCTGAAGGTGGCCAAGGACCATAACGTGCCGGATGACGATCCGGTCCTGAAGACCTACACCGCCTGGGCGAAGGAAGCCGGCATCAGCCAGGAGCACTTCGACCAGCTTGCCGAGCAGATTCTCCAGAATGGCGAAGATACGGAGCAGCAGTTCGTCTTTGATCGTGATGCCGAGATGAAGCGGCTCGGGCCCCAGGCCGACAAGATCATCGACGATCAGATCGACTGGGCCCGCCGCCTGGTCAAAAGCGGCTACTGGGGCGAAGACGACTTCGAGGAGTTCAAGGTCTGGGGCGGCACCGCCGCCGGCGTCAAGGCGATGATGTCAATGCGCCGTTTTTACAACGACATCACCACCATCCCGGCCAGCGTAAGCCCGGATGCGTCGGCCCTCCCGTCCAAGGAAGAGTGCTACCAAATGGTTAAAGACCCCAAATACTCGACCGATCCGGCGTACCGCGCCAAGGTCGAGAAGACCTTCGCCGACGTTTTTGGGACCGAGCCCGACCAGAGGACGGTCATGTAGGAACCTCCCAGTGGTGTCTCCGACGCCATCTCTCCTGGCGTAAAAACACCACAACTGGGGCCTCGTCTCTTGACGGGGCCCCTATTTTGTGTCTATAGAGAGAGTGATCGACAACCCATTTCGGTGGGCCGGTCTGGAAGTGGGGAAAACCTACAGCGAAACGGGGAGCTATTTCCCCGAGCCGCAGCCAGGTCAGTCCTGACAACTGTAGCGCCCTGTCACAAACCTACAGTGGAGCACCCAAAATGGCTGTATCACTTTCCACGAACTTTGTGACCCTATTTGATGCCGAAGTGAAACAGGCTTATGCGGCCGAGCAACAACTTGCTGGCACCTGTCGAGCTAGAATGGGCGTAGTAGGGTCAACTGTTCAATTCCCAAAGATCGGCAAGGGCGTCGCCGGTTTGCGGATACCTCAAACTGACGTCACCCCCCTAAATGTGGCTCACACCAACGTTTCGGCGAGCCTGTCGGATTATGCGGCCCCAGAATACACCGACATCTTCGACCAGAGCCACGTCAACTACGAGGAACGCCAAGAGCTCGTTCAGGTCGTATCGGGGGCCATCGGCCGCCGCGCCGACCAGATCAAGCTCGATGCCTTGGCGGCTTCTTCTACATCATTGACCGTGGCTAATTCCATTGGTGGCGCGAATAGCAATTTATTGGTGGCTAAAATCAGGGAGGCCAAGCGTCTCCTCGACGGCAACAACGTGCCGGCCGGGGATCGTTATTTCCTGATGTCTGCCGATGGGCTTGCAAACCTTTTGTCCGAAACCGAAATTACAAGTTCGGATTTCAACACGATAAAAAGTTTAGTAAATGGTGCGGTAGATTCGTTCCTTGGATTCCGATTCATAATGATGGGCGACCGCGACGAGGGCGGTCTGGCTATCGACGGCTCGAGTGACCGGAGTACCTTCGCTTGGCACAAGAATGCCCTCGGCTATGCAGAGAGCATCTCAGCGTCAACGGAAATTCACTACATTGCGGAGAAAACCTCGTGGCTCGTCACGGGCAAGCTCTCCGCTGGCGCTGTCGCCATTGACGATGAAGGCATCGTCAAGATCACCACTAGAGAATAGGGAGACTGACAATGGCATTCGATACTGAAAACCTGTCTCTCGTCGGCGGTGGCTCCAAGGCCGGTAACGCTCCGCAGATGTGGAGTTATAAATCGGACGATACGGCTGCGGTAATCGATTCGGCGGGTTACTTCGACAACGGAGGAACGACGAATACCGGAATGCGTGATCTGATGAAGGTCGGCGACCTGATGTTCATCCACGCGGTTGCCTCCGGCTCCGCCACCTACGGGCTGCACATCGTGACCCAGGTCACCTCGGCCGGCATCATCGATGTTACCGATGCCACCGTTCTTGGCGGCACCGATACCGACTAACCAGAGTTCTGGGGGGGGCTTCTGCTCCCCCTGGGCTTACCCTCTAGGTGGCCGGCTGATCGGGCACAACATTAGATGGCCCCTCGGGCCCTGGAGGTGCTATGGCGGCCGGCGACACAGATGTAAAGATATGCTCCCACGCCCTGATCCTGCTGGGCGAGAGCGAGATCAGTAGCTTCGCCGAGGGCACCACCCGTGCCGGCATCTGCGAGGCCCTCTACCCGGAAATACGCTCGATCACCCTGGCGATGTATAAGTGGAGCTTCTCCATGAAAAAGGTGGAGCTCTTCGAGAGCGTCGGCGATCCGGTCAACGAATGGCAGAATTCCTTCCCGATGCCGTCCGACAGCCTGACCGGAGTCCCCCGCGCCCTTTTCAATTCTACTGCGACGGGCATCGCATCCGTCACCGGCGGCTGGGATGTGATCGGCAACGAGATCGTCACCGACTTCACCACCGTCGTCATCGACTACCAGTTCATCCCGCTGGAGGCCGAGATGCCGTCGTATTTCATCCAGCTCCTAAAATACATGGTCGCCATGCACATGGCCGAGCCGATCACCGATCAGATAACGAAGGCGCAGCATTGGGAACGCATCGCCATCGGCAACCCCGCCGAAGGCGGCAGGGGAGGCTTCTTCCGGCAGGCGGCATCGATCGACGGCCAGGGACAGCCCAGCGCCTATATTGCTGATTATCCGCTGGTCACCGCCAGGCTGAGTCTGTGAGATGGGCCGCGTCATCAAGCTTCAGACTAATTTCACCGTCGGAGAGATTAACCCTGAACTGCGCGGCCGCAGCGATCTTCAGCAGTATGAGAGCGCATTGGAGCGGGCGCGAAACGTCGTCATCAACCCCCGTGGCACCATCGACCGGCGCCCCGGCCTTCCCTTCAAGTTCCTGATCCCGTCCGCCGCGACACCGGAAAACGGCGTTGCGATCATCAATTTTTCTTTCTCAACCACACAGACATACATTTTTCTATTTGTCGGCACGAGGGCCTATATCTTCAAGGCCGGCGTTCTTGTCACCAACATCAACGCCACCGGCGATGACTACCTCGATGTTTCCTCCAGTGTGACCGACGTTACGGACGGCGTCACCTCGACCGAGCTCGCCGACCTGTGGTGGACCCAATCCGCCGACACCCTCCTTCTTTTTCACGAGGACATGAAGTCCCTGAAGATCGTCCGGGGCGCCACCGATGCGACGTGGACGGTGTCGGATATCGCCTGGGAGAACATCCCCCGTTACCTGTTCACCGCTACCGACACCAACCCGGTGGCGACGCTGACGCCTTCGGCGACGGACGGCAAGGTTGATCTCACGGCCAGCGCGACGGTTTTTCACGATGGCCGCGACGGCACCGCCCAGGCCGGCGCATCAACGTCGATCACCCTCGACAGTGGCGCCGTCGCCACCGACGATATCTACAACGGCTCCTCGGTCATCATCCAGAGCGGCACCGGCTCCGGCCAGGAGAGGATCATCTCCGACTATGTCGGCTCGACGAAGGTGGCGACGGTGTCTGTCGCCTGGGGCACCAACCCAAACAGCAGCTCGGTCTTCACCGTCACCAGCCAGGTCGGCCAGCGTATTTTCGATAACGGCAGTGGCATCGGCGAGGCGCGCATCCTCGAGGTCGAAAGCGGCACCGTCGTCAAGGCCGTCACCCTGTCGCCTTTCTTCGACGATGATGCCATCCCATCCGGCGACTGGACCCTGGAGCAAGGCTATCGGGATGCATGGTCCACCGCCAGGGGATGGCCGAGGACGGCGACTTTTCACGAGGGAAGGCTTCTGGTCGGCGGCTCTAAGTCCCTGCCGACGACGGTCTGGGGCTCCAAGGTCGGCTTCTTCTTCGACTTCGATCCCGGCCAGGCCCTCGACGACGAGGGCCTCGAGGCGACCATCGATACCGATCAGGTCAACGCCGTGACCGCCGTCATGTCCGGCCGCGACTTCCAGTGCTTCACCACAGGCACTGAATTCACCGTCCCCCAATTATCCGGCGAGCCCCTGACGCCAACCTCCTTCTTGTTCAAGTCGGCGACCAGGCGGGGATCGGCGACCGGCATCCGGCCGCAGATGACCGAAGGCGGCGTCCTCTATGTTCAGCGCGGCGGCAAGGCGATCCGCGAGCTGATCTTCAGCGAACTGGAAAGCAGTTTCGTCTCCAACGATATTTCACTATTGAGCTCGCATCTGTTGCAGTCGCCGACGCGGATCGCAATGAGGCGCGGCACTAACGTCGATGAGGGCGATCTGCTGCTGATCAGAAACGGCGGCACCGGCGGCATCGTCGGCTCGATCGCTGCCTTTTCCATACTCAGGTCGCAGAACGTCATCGCCCCGGCATTGTGGACGACAGACGGCACCTTCGAGGATGTCGGCATCGACGACGCCGACACGCCGGTCATCTACGTTGTCTGCAAGCGCACCATCAACGGCTCCACCGTCTACCACCTCGAGGCCTTCGACGATAACTACACCACCGACGCCGCCCAACAGACACTGCCGCCGGCCTACGGCACCACCCTGGTCGATGGCGCCGGCCAGACCGGCACTACACTGATCGTCGATGGGTTCACCGTGCAGCCCCAGATCAAGGACACATTCACCATCGCCGGCGTCACCGGCAGCTATACGATCACCGCGACGACAGCCTTGTCTTCCACCGAAAGCACCCTCACCATCGAGGAGACCCTGGGCAGCTCGCCGGCGGACGGCGCCGTCGTCACCTTCACCAGCGTGATGCAGCTCGACGACCTGTCGCACCTCGAGGCGGCGACGGTCAAGGTCATCGCCGATGATGCCGAGCTCGGGGACGAGACGGTGGCCTCCGGTTCGATCACCCTTGACCGGCCGGCGGCGACCTATGTCGAGGTCGGCCTCGAGTATCCCACTTTCACCGACGATCTGGCAGAGAATGCGACAAAGACAACGCCTCTCATCCGCACGATGCCGGTCGAGACGCGGTTGCCATCAGGCCCGGTCACCGGCTTCAAGAAAAGGGTCATCAAGGTCAATGCCATCCTCAACGACACCCAGAATATGACGATCAACGGCGATGCGGTTCCCTTCCGCAGCCTCGATGAAGACAGTCTCGACACCGGCATCGCCTTTTTCACCGGCACGAAGCAGACCGGGCCGTACCTCGGTTACACCCTCAAGGGCCAAATTGAGATCACCCAGGATGCGCCCCTCTTTTTCACCCTTTTGGCACTTGATTACACAGTGAGTCTGGGACAATGAGTCTAGCAGGAATAGGACTTGCTTTAACGGCAGCCAGCGCCCTCGGCCAGATACGCCAGGGCCAGGCCCAGGCGGCCGGACTCAGGGCGCGGGGCCAGGGCCTCCTCGTCCAGGCCGACTTCGAGCGGTTGAGGGGCCGGCAGGAGGCCCTCAAGTCGAAGCGCGAGGCCGTCAACCAGCTCCAGGGAATCCTCGAGGCCCTCGCCAGGACGACAGCCGTCGCCGGCGCCGGCAACATCGATCCCTTCAGCGGCAACCCGGAGGGCATCAAGATCAAGGCCCTCGATGTCGGCGGCTTGAATGTCGTCGTCGCCAGGGAAAACGCGGCCATCACCCGCCTGGTGGCTAACTTCCAGGCGAGCCAGTTCGAGTTCGCGGCCGGCCAGGCCTTCGCCGCCGCCAGTGCCGCCAAGTCGGCCGGCATGACTAACGCCCTCCTCACCCTCGGCACGGGCGCCTTCTTCTTCGGACAGGCTGGCGGTTTTGGCAACCTCTTCAAGGGCGCAACGGCGACGACAGCAACCGGAGGGGGCGCAATTTCGGCTACAGCCGGCTCGACGCTGCGACCGATGCTCCCGTCGCCTGGCACGTTCACCCAGTCCTTCCAGTTTCCGGGCTTTGGCACCTCTGCCCCTAATGCGGCTGGAACGATAGGCATCTGATGGCAGCGAGACTCCCACAGATAGACCCGAAGGCAACCATCGCGCCGATCTCGCTGCCTAACGTCACCGTGGCAAAGGATGACCCGGTCAGCGCCGTCCAGAGTCAATTTTACAGCAACCTGACATCCCGCCTCGACGCCCTTGGAACTTCCGTTAACAGGATGGCCCTCAAGCAGGGAGAGGCGGCTGGCCTCGCACGGGGAGCCGCCGCCGCCTCGGCGGCAGACCTCCTTGAAACGGCGAAGCAGACTGGCAAGCCGATCACCGCAGCCGATCTGCCTGGCGATCCATCTTCTATCAGCGTCATCGAGCAGGCGGCTTACAAGGGAGGCCTCGCCGTCGTCACCAGTCAGTTCGCCGTTGATGGCCGAAGGGCGATCCAGGCGGCGGCGTTGAAAGCGTCACAAGACCCAAACATGACGCCCGGCGCCTTCAACATGATCCTCAATAACATCGTTAAAGAACGCACCGAAGCCCTTGGCAACATCTCGCCGGTGGAGGCGGCGAAGCTGAACGCCACCCTTTCGATCGCCGCTCTCAGCACCGGCACCACCCTGGCTAGGTCGTTCTTTACTCAACAGAAGAGTCTCAGGAAGGCCGCCGCCATCGCCAGCGTCTCAGTCTTTCAGAACGATATCATGGCCGACATCGCGGGCTATCAGAAAACGCCAGGCGAGCCATCCTTAGAGAAAACAATCGACGCCCAGTTAGACCAGCTCGAGAGCCACCTTACCAACGAGGGTGTTCCAGCCAATACCGTGGCGATACAGCTTAAAGCCGTCAGGGCGGCTATCGTCGAGCAGAAGATCAGCGTCATCCATGAATGGGCTGAAACGGGCGATTATACGGACGATCCCCTGCTGGCATATCGGAAACTGGCCGGCGGCAAGGCGGAAAGCCGCATCCAAGACATCTATAAAAGCCTGTCGTCGTCCGGCCGGAACACGGCCCAACAGAGAATCTTCAGTCTTTACACCAGGCAGCAAACCATCAAACGGGACGAAGAGGCGGACGATAAACTGGCGATTGAGAAGGCATCGGAGACAATGTCGTCCGACTTAAACGATCTGCGATCAACAGGTCAACTTGGTGAGTTCCGAGTATTACGCGATGAATTGAACAGGATCGACCCGACTGCCGCCAAGGCTTTCTTTAATGCCACAGAATTTGGCTTAACGCCGTTTAATGACCGCCCATTTATTACCTTACTGGAAAACGACATCGATGATTTCGATTATGACCGCAGGGTCCAAAGCGGCGAGGAGAAGCGCCTGATAGAACGGCTTGTCGATGGCCGGAATGATGGGTTGATAATACCAGAAACCTATAAAGCCCTTCGCAAGAAAATTATCGACAGGAACGAGGAAGACCTGAATGCGGCCCTGCGTGAGGCTCAAATAGAGTTCAACTACGAGCCAAGAAATATCCTTTCTATTGATCCGACAGGGCCACAGATGGAAGCCCGACAGAATTACAAACGCGCCGAGCAGCGAATCCGCGAAGCTTTCCGTAGAGACCCGGAACAGGATTTATTGAAGGCGACGAGAGACATACTCAAGGACTTGAAGAAACCCGAAAAAAACATTGATGATCTGGTCGGTAAGTTGCCGCCTTCCCTCGATACGCCGGAGAAGGTCGATGCGGCCGTCAAAGCGTTGAAGGGAGGCGACAAATCGAGGGCGGCGTTGTTGCTGCAACATAGACCGACGATAGAACAGCTAAAGGCAATGGGTTGGAAGTGACATGGGCCTGGACGAAAAACTAACGCAGGATGCGGAAATGCGGGACATGGGCTCGACCTATGAAATGCCGCTGTTCCTTCATGGCGGCCGTTTGAGTCTCGAACCGCGGTTGCCGCCGCCCGAGCCGCCCGTAACGGAGGACACGGAATCCGGTTTTTTGGGGGGCGTTGGAAGTTTTTTGGAGGATGTTGGAGAGGGTATTCTGGAAGCGCCAGGAGCCGTGGTGAGAGGGGCATCGAAGGGCGTCACCAATATCTTTACTGCGGCCGACGACCTGGCTGATTGGTTGAATGAGAACGTGGCTAACTTGGAAGTGCCTATTCCTTTGACCGGCATTCCTGCCGTTGATGAGTTTCTTGCCGATCCAGCGGCCGCCATCGCCGGCCCTCCAGGCGTCGCGGATGAATTAACCGATGAACCCACAAGCGTAACAGGTAGCCTTATTCAAGGCATTTCTCAATTCCTGTCGGGATACCAAGCCAAGGGACTAAAGGCCGGCGCACAGGCATTGACGAGTGAAATCAAGAGTAAGGCTGTCCGTAATATCGCCGACCCCGCCATACGCGGCGCTGGCGCCGACCCCCTTGTATTTGATCCCCACGAGGCCCGGTTATCAGACCTTCTGCGCGAGCATCTGGAATTAAACGATCCGATCACGGCGTATCTGGCGTCATCGCCGGAGGATACCGCTGCGGAAGGTCGTCTAAAGAATGCCCTTGAGGGCCTGGTTATTGGTGTCGGCGCGGATGTCTTCATAAGAGGTTTGATATGGGCGGTGCGCGTTTCTAAAGCCAGAATAAATAGTGGCGCCAAAAGCATATTCTCTACGGCCGTTCAGCGATACCGCGAGGGCAAGTCGCCCATCCCGGTGGGAATGAGCATCGAGGATGTCGGAGGTCAGGTCCGTCCTTCCCAGGTTAGGATGAGGGAAGCCCATGCCGAATTAAAGGAAAGAGTAAGGGCGGGCGAAGACTTCACCGATAACCCAACCGTCGATCCAGACGAGATCACCGAGATACAACGAGAACTCACGCTTGAGGCAGAACAAACAGTAACGCGTACGGCCGAACATACTGAATTGCGTGGACGTACACTTGAAGACCTTGAAGACAATTTACCACCAGCAGTCAGGACCGCCACGCCACCTACGCCGGGCCCGAAGACAGCGGTGTCCGGTCGCGGTTTTGTTGAGGAGAATCTAGGGCAAGCCGGCGACGGCGTTAACTTCGGTCAGAGTGTTATTGATCGAATGTGGTCTAAAGCCGTATCGGAAACCGGCCCTGTTGCCGGTGATGTTCTGGCTGAACTAAAGGCCAGCGGTAGGGATATGAAGCCCAAGGGCGTCGATTTTTGGGATGCTGCCTTACGGTTGTCACAACGTGCCAGGTTCTGGTACGAAATTTCAGCAGAATCATTCAGACATCTCTTTCCTGATTTCTCGGATGATGAGATGTCAACATTCATCGATCTGGTCGCCGCCACCAGCCCACAGGCCAACCCCCACCATAACATAAGACGTGCCGTTGGCGTCATGTCCCAGTATTTGCGTGAGGTTCCTATCGATGTCGATATCACTAGCCCCGCTAGTATAACGAAAGCACTTCAAGAAGCTAAACTGGAAGGACTTAAAATAGGGTCGTTCTCGGGCACGTTCCAATATCACCTGGGCCTGGATAATATGCCGCCCCTATCCACCAACGACAGGCAGGTGGCGTCATCTTTCAGTGTCACTGGCGATGACATCGCTGGCAATGATGTTATTTACGAGGTTTTGTCGCGGTTCTACATCAAGATGCGTGATGAATTAAACAGGGGCATCGGCGGAAATTCAAATCCGTATGAGACGTGGCAACTGCAAGCACTGGGTTGGGTACAGGAGCGGATCGCCAAAGGCAACCTGGACAACGATGATTATCTTCAGGCTTTGGAAGGCTTGAAGGATGATCTTGCCCGCGCTGGCATCGAACTTCCTGATGGCAAGCTGACCATGGAGGTGCTTCTCGACCCCCGTGTCGAACAGGTGGTGTCCAGTACCCTGGAAAGGTTCCGTCAATCGCCGATAACCACTATGGAAGTCGTCACCAAACAAACGGAGGAGGGCGCAAAGGCGGCGCAATTAGTGGTCAAAGCCAGAGAGGTTGGCGATGCAGTGGCGGTGCGGGAATATGAGGTCGTTGTAAAGCGTGGCCTTAACGCGCTGATAACGCGGCGCAGTGATCTTGGTGGTGAATCCGTTGCCGATATAGTTGTCGGAGCGGTTATTGGTAGAAAGCCGAAACTCTCAAGGATGGAAGTCGGCAGGGGCACGTTCGAGGGTGTGCTATCACAGAATGCGCGTATCCCCCTTCCGCCGGAAATGACGGATATACAGCGCCGCGCCGTTCTCGCCATAATGGGGCGAGGCTTGAAGCAGGACGCCTCGCCGGCATCTTTATTCAGGTTTGCGGAAGAAGCGGGTGCTGTCCCAGAGGGATTGATTAGAACCTATTCCATCTTTGTGAAGGATATCAAAGGCGTTGTGTCAGACGATGCCTTGCAGGCAATTCAAAAGGCGCTGCCGAAAGGCCACGATATCAACATCAAGAAGGTAGCCAACGGGCACGTTGTAGACATCAACCCCAAGTTTGAGGGCGACAGCATTATAGGCCCAACATTGGATGAGGCCAAAAAGGCGGCGTTTGCATCTGGAGTTGGCGTTAAAAACTTGAAAGTAAATCCGCGTCATTATTCGAGTGACTATCTAGAAACGCCTTCTTATAATAAGGCAGCATCCGATTTGCGTAGGGAGATCCTCGATGACGCATCAGGAAGACTCGCCAAAGAGTTCAAAGGCGACAAAGCAGAAGCAAGACGCGCCCTCAAAGGGGGAGACTTATCACGATATCCGCGTGGTAGGCAGGAGCGAATTGGAAAGGCGCGGGATCGATATCTCCGACGAATTGGTGATATCCCTCGGGCGGACAAAGCAGTCCGGTCAATCCACACCGGCTTCAACAAAGAAGTAGGCTCCTACAATAAACGGTTCGGTCGGCGGCTCTTGGGCGAAGGGGGCGGCTGATGGCTATCACCACAGAACCAATCCTTACTGATGAACAGGGAACCCTGCCGGGCGTAGGTGAGGACGTTCAGCTTGCCATGAACATCGCCGGCATAGTCAGGAAGGCCGGCCGTGGCAAGAAGGTGGAGCGCATAACCATCGATCCAGATGCCGCCGTTCAGGAGTACAAGGGGGGTGTCCTGATCAAGGAAGCCACGCCGGAGCAGATGGCCGTCTTCGAGATGGCCGTGCCGAGGCTCGGCGGCAAACCTGGGGCGGCCGGCGTCAAGTATTACGAACTGAACCTCGATCAGCTTCGGGACGTTCTCGGCGGTGACTTGACGGCATTCCAATCGAAGATCATTGAATTGAACCGTACAGCCATCGAC